ATTACCTACCTACAACTACTCGGTGCCTCTACAGGATATGCTTTAGCGACGCCACTACAGGCATTTATTCTAGGTCCGTCTAGACATATGCTTATTAGTGCAGAAGGGATCAAACATAACCCCCTAGTAACTCTATTTGCCTCTATCTCCGATGGTGCAAAGATTGTTATCAACCATGAACTATCGGCCAACTTTACTGGAAAATCCCATGACATTGGGTTAACTCCTTTTGGTAAAGAAGCCAAACGGTACATGGAAGAGAATGGTATTGCCACTATCAACCTGTTTGACGAGTATTCAGACCTTGGGGAACACAAGGGTGTATCTGCTGGTAAGAAATTGTTAGGGTTTACAATCTCTGTTCCTGAGAAGATTGCACGCTCAATGACGTTCATGTCCTTTGCCCATCACCTAAATGATGGTGGATTTAAAGGATCAAAGGCAGAACTATTCCGTAGAGCCGAAGAGTTAACAGATGATACCCTGACAAAGTTTACTAAGTCAGCTCGTCCGTTAGCTGTAGATTCTATGGGTATGGCAGGTGAACTGGCGTATACATTCCAGAGTCCATTGTTTAACTATTACAACAACTTAGGACTGTTGGCACGTAATGCCAAGACAAACCCATTACCGCTTTTAATGGCAGCGTTTGCTATGCCTATGCTACTAGGTGGTACTAGTGCTATTCCTGGTATTAATGAAGCAGATGGTGCGTGGAACCTTATCAAGGGTCTACTCGCAAAGCATGCTCCAGGTGCCTATAACAAGGTTAAAGACTTTGGTATTCGTGAATTCCAGCTAGAGCATCTACCAGATTGGGCTACATATGGTTCAGTCTCAGAAGCTACTGGAACACAAATGGCAACTCGTTTTAGTACGCAAGCTATTGATGTGGAAGACCCACTAGGTAAGATTGGTCCAGTGCCGTCTGCTATTGGTAACTGGACTCAGATTCCTGGTGCAATTGGTGGTGAAACTGCTGCTAAACAGGCGCTGTGGAGTAATGCTCCACCTATGGGTAAAGGTATCGTGGAAGGGACAATGGATAGGTTTAAAGCTGGCCCAGAACGGGCAGATGGTAGACAACCAATGTTGAATCCTAGTCGTCTAAGTGAGAATGTGAACAGCAACTATGCTCGCAACAAGGAAGATAAGATTAAACGAATGTTTGGTCTTACATCCTTGGACGAAGCTCGGTCAAAAGAAGTTAACTATCTCAATGCTCAGGAGAGCAAGAGAGCTAAGACTGCTAGAGATGCTGCTGTTAACAAGCTATGGGATGGCGTTATGACAAAGAATGAGGACAAAGTTAAAGACAATGCCAAGATATTCTTTGAATTAAACGGAAGTGACACTGAGTTTGAATCTGCTCTAAATCGTAAGATGGAGAACACATACCTAACTCAGCAAGAGAGGGATGCTATCAAGGCTAACACGTTATCCAAGGTAATGAACTTGAAACGTAGACTTCAGATGGAGAAATAAATAAAGGGGCCATTGGCCCCTTATTCGTTATATCGAGTACTCTCGATATCCCATTCCAGTATTAACATCATGCTGACCAGCAACCTTGACAGCCTCTATCGGGGATTTCCCTGCTGTCATAGCACCAATAGCAAATGACTCACCAGAACCAATTGCAAAATGTTTATCAGGAAGTAGCATCCAGTTACGGAGGTTAGTTCCATGATATAACTGCTTCTTGTCATTCAGTAGGAGGAATTCAATCCCCTTACATCGTGGTGGTTTTTCAGACATATCATAAAACCAGTTTACTACTTCACCCCAAGTATCAGCGTTCCCGGAGAAACCCAGGAGCGCTTTTTTACATCCAAACATCTCTTTACAGACCTCAGTGTCAAGCTCAAGAATCTTGGTAGAACCCCTCAGCTTGACATTCCCTTTGGTAAACTGCAAATCACATGCCATTGATGTTTTATTTGCTGCTACTGTAGTCATTATACTCCGTCATCTACCCAATCCGATCCCCAATTAGACTCCCGACGATTATCTGTCATAGTCACTTCCGCAACTTCCGCTGTGTCTTTTAATGGTGTTGTCGGTTCTAACTTAAAGCGCATATTCCGTCCAGCCCACTCAATACCTTTGTCGGAAAGTAATTCATCTAATTCTTTCTGGGATTCAATTGTTGCAGTTAGTAGTCGGATACCAATCAATTTACTTCCAACTTGAACACGTCGTGTCTTACTTTCTTCTGGTTTATGTGTATAGTATGTAATTTTCATAATTATTACTCAGAATTTTTTCCACATCTTGAACAATAATAGTAACCTCCATCGTTGAAGTCTGAAATCCAAGTACGGTTTTGGCATGTCTTTGGATTACACTCCACACGAACCGCCGTGCCCCGTAATGTCGCACACGTCATGCTCTTGGAAAACTGTTCCTTTGTTATTGATTGCGGTTTCATAATCACATTCGGTGATTGGCTGACCTCCTCGACTTCCATCTGGATAACAAGTGAATCCACGGAGTCGGGTGGCGTACTTTGCAAGAGTGTTAGCAAATTCTCCCACGTTAGACTCGTTGTTACCTTTTGACCCCCAAGAAGGAAGGTTGATGGTTGATGAGATCGACATATCAACGTAATCTTGAATGTCTGCTTGGAATTTGATTCTTTGTTCATAGTTGCTACTTAGTTTATATGCTGTATCAATCTTATCTGGATCAAGGCCATACTCGTTAATCAGTCGCTCTGCTGTTGCATCGATGACGTACATGTACTTCCACTTCGTTCCATCAGTAAGGAAGCGGCGTTTATAAGCGACTGCAAACAAGGGTTCAATGCCTGTAGTGGTACTAGCGAGAATGCCGATGGTTCCGGTAGGAGCAATTGCTCGATATGCCACTGGGCGGCTAATATAGAATCTTTCGCAATGTTCATTTGCCGATACCTCTGATAAGGTTCGGTATTCATTAAGCCACGTACGTAATTCATCCGTTACCTCGTATTTTTGTCCACGTTGGAGAAGCCATTCTGCAATTCCCATAAGTCCAAGTCCAAGTCGTCGATTTTTCTCACGAACTTTATAGACCTTCTCGTAGGGTAGATCAGCGCGGAGAGTACCACAGACCAAGAACTTGGATGCAAGGCTAACAACGGACTTGAACTCCGCCAAACTTGAGATGTTGCCCAGATTAATAGATCCCAAATTGCACACGTCGCTATCATCTTCGCTCGTAACTTCCGTACAAGCATTTCTAAGTGTTTCATTCTGCTTATCCCCAAAGTTGAAACTAAAGCCGGGCTCCCCTGTCATCATGGCTTGATAACAATTCTCGATAAATACGGAATTATTTTCAAGACCTAGACTATGCTTAATAGCCGCGTCATCGTAATTGACGCTGATGTTGGTCATGTCCAGTGGGGCAGGGAAATTGAAGTCTTGCTCCTTAAGTGCCTTTACTTGATCTGACCAATTTTTTGCTCTAAGGAAGTCAGGGATGTCTTCATGTTGCCAATTGAGAGAAGCATAGATTGCACTACGTCTAGAGCCTCCTTGCATGACGTTTCGTCCAATTTCGTTGATGGCGTACATAAGTGGAATTGGGCCTGACGCAACGCCCCCTGTGCGAGATAGAGGTCGTCCAGCAGGTCGTAGTCGGGAGTAGTCAATTCCAATTCCACCCCCAGTCATCAAGCATGACATAGCTCGCCATGTTACGTTACTCCACTCTTCTCGGGTGTCTTCTTCGGCGCGAAGTAGATAACAGTTGTTATAAGCTTTGTAGGGCCGTCCTGCGTAATACAAATATCTGCCGCCTGGGAGGAACCGCATTTCTTTAATGTGCTGTGCAAGGTCTTTACGATCTGAATCAGACATAAGAGACGGTTGAGTGCCCCAACGGGTGCCACAGACATCTTCAACCAAACGCTCTGCCAGCGCATCCCAGGTGTCATTTGGTCCTTGTGCATATTTGTTCCTAAAAATTGTTTCTGCAAATGGTGTTTTAAATCGATTAACTTGCATTAAATCCCTTACCCTCTAGTGTTGAAATTACACGTCCTAAATCTCGCTTCATATCAGTGTATGAAGCAAACAAATGGACAACCTCCCAATCTAAATGGGATTTATCTAGTTCTGTTAGCTCACTGTCAATCTTATACAAGATTAGTTGCTTTTGTACTTCTTTGATATCAGTTTCCAGGTTGGAGCGCACCCGATAAAGATACTCAAGAAACTCGGGTTTTGTCATTATCATAATCTTTAATTTCCTCTTCGGCTTCTTTTTCATCTTGCAAGCGGAGACGATAACGAATCCGCTTGTTGTGATTTTTAGACAGGTCTTCTGATTTCTCTTCTTTATTCTTGAATTTCTTTGTAGATGAATTCGATGCGTTCATTAATCTTCTCTAGGAATGCGTCAACAAGTTCTTCACTGGAAATCTCTAGTAGTTCGAGTAGTAGTACCTCGTCTGTTTGTTTTAGTTTGTTAATCAGCTCTAGTTTGTTCACCGTTTAGTAACTTTCTCGCTCTTGCAATACATCCAGAAACCCTTGATTGGGAGATACCATATTGTTTTCCAATGCGTTGCTGTGTAATGCCAAAATTTGTGTAGGCATCGTACATTTTAAGACAATCTTCGTCTGTACGCTTCATATTTGGATTTTTATTTCCATGAATTCGTTTTCTTATCGACTTGTCAAATCCATTTGTTTTATGGTCACCTAAATATAAATGTGCTGGATTTACACAAGCAGGATTGTCACAGTGATGACAAATTAATCTTCCTTCTGGAATATTTCCATACAAGAGTTGATAAATAAGTCTTGCTACTGTTACATTCCTTCGGTTATATTTAACTCTTGGATATCCGTCTTTATCTTTTGTAATGTGTTTTGGACAAATACACTCACTCATCGATTATCGCCTGATCCAACAATTAGATTACGCACTTGGCGAGATTCTAGTTTGTCAATATTACTCTGTGCAATTTCTGATAGCTTCCATCCATTATCGAAAGCAATCTGACTTAGATACCACAGCACATCACCAAGTTCTTTATGTAGCTTAGTCATCGCTACATCTGGGTTGTAATCACCCCGTAGGAGGCGTTTAAACACCCCTGCAACCTCTCCTGACTCCTCTAATAGACCAAACACCCGTTCTTCTGGAGAAGCTTGTGGCATGACATACTTGAAGGCATTCATCTGATAATCATCTAATAGCATTACTTTGTACCCTTTGCTGTTTCAACCTCGATAAACTTCTCTAGGAAATGGATAGCTTTGCGAATGTCATCTAGTCCTCCCTTATCACGCCATCGGGCAATATACTTTAAAGCAGTGCCATCTAGATAGCCTAAGTTCCATGCTGTAATTATATCCCAGGGTTGTAGGTCACCATACTTCTTGTAGTGGTCACCACCATGTTGAATATCATTAGCCGCCATTGTCGTTTGCCCTCCCGTACTTTCTCTCCAAGAAACTTAGTGGAACTTGAACTAGATCAAACTGACCATCTTCCACATTATGTAACATTAAACATCCTCGCCAATGGTTGTTACCTTGTGGCCCCATGTAGTCCTCGTTATGTTCGTAACAGGAGCCTGCAATAATACTTGTCAGGCGACTCCCATCAGCACGATAACCAGTTGCTACTTGGAATCCTTGTTGGTGTCCAGCGATACAGGACATGTGTTTTCTTGCCAATTGCGCTTGCGCTGAAACACAAGGCTTCCCAAGTACCCCACTGGTAAAATAGTGACTGTAAGCGACACCATCAATAACAACGACATCAAGGAACTCATGAACTTCCCAACCGTATTCCTCATACTTTAGATCGGTAATTCCAATTGTACCATCGAGTTTGGGGTCGTTGTTTGTTGCTTTGTTGATACGTTGCTCATGGTTTCCAAGAGTAAGTACAAGTCGGGGACTGTAGCGTTCTCGATGACCTCTCTTAGCTTTTGCATTATATTCCCAGATAGGCGATAGTAGGTGTTCCATAGCACTGTGGGCTGATTGGATGTCATCTCTATACCGTCTTCCTTCAAACGATTTAGTGCCGACATCGTAGCTTGAGAGGCTAGGCATGTCCGCAAAATCCCCAATACAGACGATAACCTCTGGCCGTTTATCGACCGCATATAAGCCAATTCGTCTAAGGTACGTTGTGTCATGATTTGGTTTTGCTTGTACGTCTGGGATTATGAAATGTTTAGTCATTTAACTCCATGTCTTCATCTTTACTATTACCAACAGCCACTTGCACTGTATTTCCCATAGCTAGCATAAAGTTAATTGCAAATTGCAATAGAGTTTGTGCCTCTTCTGGAGATACCATTTGTGTTAGTTTGATAGAGCCATCATCATTAAATACTGGTACTTCGATAATTTTCACTTTTTCTTTTCCTTTTTTTCTAAGTTACTCTTAATTAGATGGCATTGGCGGCATAAAAGCTGGTAGTTTTCTTTAGGGCTGAATAGTCTAGCGATAAAAGTATTCCAGTCAACAAACCCTACCTTTGGGTCTACTACGGGAGAGATGTGATCTACTTCGACTTCTTTGTTTGTAAACTCTTCTCCACAGCCAGCGCACGAATAAAATTGCGCAACGCGACCTGAGGATGGATTAACTTTCTTTTCTGTCTTGGCTTCGTTCTTGACTTCGTATTTAAAGGGCCATCGTTTGTGTCCTGCTCTGAGCACGCCAACAATGAATCCTTGTAATCGCCCTTCAGACCACGATTCGGGTCTTCCAGGGCTCGTGGGATTACCTTCTGTCCAGCCATCAGGAATTCCAGGTGTCTCAACTTTCTTTCTTGGCAAACATTGTCCTCCAACTATCGTTAGGCTTACGCCAGATATATACACAAGCAGCGTTTAGTTCCAATTCTTCTTCGCAACTAAAGCAATTTCTAACAGCGTCACTCCATCCTGATCTGTCTGTCGATGATAGAATAGACTCCGCTTTCTTTGGACCGATTCCAACAACACCTTTGATGTTGTCGGTGTTGTCTCCAATAAGAAGCTGATAATAGAAATAACGATCCGCTTCTTCAGGTGAGACAAAGTATGTCTTACGCTCTCGAATAACTTTACCAAGTCTTGTCAACTCCCAATTGTAATGCCATCCAGCAATTTGATTAATGTCTTTATCTAGATGACATAAAATTGACGTATCACCGGAGACAGCACATTCGTGCTGACGAACACCAAGCATATCATCAGCTTCGATACCATCCGTCCAGTTAGCTTGCCAATGCTCTGTTAAAAAGTCTTTGACAGCTTTTTCATGTCTTGGTCTAACTGCATCAAGTCGGTTGGCCTTATACTCTGGATACACTGTATAGCGGAAGTTCTTTCCTCCACTGAGCCATAATTCATAGGAATCTGCTCCACTATGGTGAAGTATTTTTTCCACCATGTCATTAGCTCTTGCGTATGCAATTCCAACATCTGAGTCCTCTGCACTAGCTGCGCAGGCAAAGGCTAGGTTATCTGCGTCTACGAGCGCTCGAATTTTACTAATGCGTGACTCATCGCCAGCACATCCTCATAAGACCAATTATTCTTAGCGGTGTTATAAATTGTAGTAACCAATTCAACATTGTCCTTTACATAACCTCTTTTTGAATCAATTCTATCAATTGACACAGTGTTTGGATTAGTGTTGTGTCTTGTATTTACATTACTCATTTCTAATGGAACATTAGTTTTGGCACATAAACCTTTTTGTAATTCATACAATTTTACAATGTAATCATAATCAATATCGCACTCAATATTCTTTTTCTTTGCTCTACTTTTTGCTCCAGCAACTACGGAATATAGTGTACCTTTAATTGACTGTTTACGTCGATTATTGTGATAATTTAGTGTATAGGGCTTACGACATTCGTCTGAGCATAAACGAGCTACAGGCGCAAACTTAAAAAATATTTTGGAGCAAACAATACATTTATGTGCTTTTAATTTTCTATTTACCCAACTACGCATTGTCAATTAAAGCTTTCATGGACAATACACGTAAATTGGCTTATTTAAATTTGCCATTGTGTTTATCATGTGTAAAGTTCCTTTTGATTTTCCATCCCAAATGGCAATCAAAGCATCAGCATATTGAGCCATAGCATAATTACGAATATATCCAGCAGATTTTCCATGTACATCCCATTCTGCTGGAAATTGTTTAATTGGAATGTTATGAGTAGCTGCGAACTCCTCACCTAGTGTATCAACACCTCTGGCGGCGCCAGACACTACTTCATCAATAATCCATTCACTTGCTCGTACAGCGTCTTTGACAACATACTTATTGGTAATATCTCTACTACCGGCAATTATAACTTTAATGAGCTTACTCCACCTTCTTCATTACTGTATATGACATTAGTAATACCCACAGCACGGCACAGATTATGGCAATCCACACATGGTTTTGCCATACCCACAGCGCCGCCACGAGTGAAGCGAGTAACATAAAGAGTAGAGCCCACAAGGTCGTTTTGATGACCGCTTTTAAGTAGTTTAATGATAGCAC